AGACTTACCCACACCAGTACCAGCCAGAGCAATATTAAGCGTCTTGTTTGGTAGGCCTCCATTTGTGATTTTATTGAATAGCGATAGATCAAAAGGAAGGCGAGACTCCACCCGGTTATAAAAATCAAAGCGATCAGAAGAATCTTCAAAATAATCATGACCCACGGAAGAATCAAAGCAGACACCTAGCGCCTCCTGTAACAATGATGGTATGCCATCTTTACTAAAGTTTTTATCTCTACCTTCCATAATACCAATCGATTGAAGAATGGCATTATATACGGCTTTATCTTTACAAAACTTTTCAGTTTCGTCTAACAACCAATCCTGGTTCGGCTTATCGAATGTCTCTAGTTCTTTTACTAACTCACTCGTCTCTTTAAACGTACCCTCTGCAAGATTAGAGTTCTGCAATGCAATAAAAAGCGCTTCTACCGTTGGAGGTTTATTATACTTAACAATAAAATCACTAATCTGTTTATATACTACCCTCTCACTCTCATCCGTAAAGTACTCAGACTTTACAAACGGCAGAACCTTTCGCATGTACTCTTCATTATGTATCAGATTCCTTAGAATCGTTATTTCCAGTCTGCTTGAGATCATTAATTGCTTCTCTTAAAATATCGTTAATAATTACTTCGACTACCGCTTTAAAGGTATCACTTTTTATATTTTCGTCTGTAATTAGTTCAGGCTTATGAACAATATGGTAGTCTAATGCAAGCTCGCTACTACCTTCATCAGGCCAATCTAACTTTTCAATCTGAACGGTTACGTCTTTAAACTCGCCGTCTATAATTTCAAAGCCCCAATCCTTCTCACCAACAATCCAAGGTTTAAATAAATTATTCCTCAACATCTGCATACTCCTTGGTAATATCCTCATCACTCAAGATCGCACCATTAGCAACTTGATACGTCTCTTTAATCCACTTCTGGAATGAAGCCAGTTGCAGAATAGGTAACCAGAACTCTTTAGTATCGCATTGAGTAGCTCTAAACTTTTGATCTTCTACTTCCCCGGTTTCTTTATTAACTCGTGAATACCAACCGTTAGAAGGTTTAATGACATGACCGGATTCTAAAGCCATATCTAGTAAACCAGACCAACGACTGATACCTCCATCGTGACGAACGGTAACAGGAATCTTAGACTTCTCTCTAACGTATCGAGACTTCTCAACGTTAATAATAAAGTTATACCCTACAACCTCGGTACCTTCTTTTTCTTGCTGACGACCGAGGATAAAAATATTATCGGCGGCATAATAAGAACCCGTACCACCACCAACCACGTCTTTAGAATATAGTTCCATAGTCTTATAGGTATGATTAACTACTACCATCGGTATATCTTTAAGAGATAGGTGAGGGGTAATCATACGGAACAAAGACTTGATCTGCTTTGCACGAGACATATCGGCAACCGACTTACCTTCTAAAGCATCTTCGACTTCTTTCTTAGATGCAAGATTACCAATAGAGTCAATAATAATAATCAGATGATCACTACGCTCTACCCCTTCTAACTGAGTCATTACATCGAACTTTAACTGCTCAATATTAGTTAACGGGGTATGAATAACTCGTTTAGAATCAATACCGAAAGAGTCAAAGTAAGACTGAGGAGTACCGAACTCAGAATCATAAAAGAGTAAAGCCGCATCGGGATACTTATCCAGATACGACTTCGCCATCAACAAAGAGAAAGCAGTCTTAAAGTGCTTGGAAGGTCCGGCCCACATAGTCAGACCAGGGGTTAGACCCCCGTCTAGTTTACCCGACAATGCAATATTAATCGCCGGGATAGAAGTAGGAATCATATCCTTCTTCTGAAAGAATTTAGAATCGGCTAGAATAGCCGTATCCTTAATCGTAGAGTTCTTCTTAATTTTATCAAGTATAGACATTGTATAGTTCCTTATAGATCACTTATTATAATATAAATCAGACGTAAGGTCAATCGATTACGGACACCAACTCTGCTTGGCGTCACCGTAATACTCACGAGCTAACCCGTTTTGAATTAGCCCTGCCCGAACACTTTGACCATTAACTAAGATATCTCCAAGCACCCTACCACCAAATTTATCCCAGGCATATAAAGTAACTTGTATCTTACCACCTTGGGCGATTAACTGAGAAGTCCATTTACTGGCTAACTGTGCTCTTTGATCCTCTTGTGGACATTGTGCCCTATGTCCTTTTTCTGGTGTATCAACTCCGAAGATACGAACTGCTAGTTCTGGTTTAAGTGGAGCAGGTAAGAATGGTGCTGCAATAACAATAGTATCACCATCACTTACACGTAAAACTTGAGTATCATAGGTAGCTGAATTCTTAGGTATCTTTTGCGCAAAGGCCTGGGTAACTAATAGTAGCGAGAGAATTGCAATATACTTTTTCATCCGAATAATCCTTCTAGAGATGCGGTTTCTTTAACTTGCCAGCCAATACAGCTGAGTAAAGAGTTAAGGGTTTCGAGAAAAGACTTCTCAAACATTTTATCATAATCAATATAGGCCTGAATTTTAAACTCAGGTGGTACTTCACCAGCAAAAGTAATAACGTGGGTACCGAGAGGGTTAGGTTCACGAAGATATAAGAACTTAATCTTATCACCTTCTTGAATCAATTGATACTTCTTTTCTAGTCCCTTACTTGTGACCAGATGATTATATATGAGAGCACCCCTGACATGAATAGGGGTACCTTTTCTAAAGATACCGTTAGGGTCAGCGTACTCTTTGATACCATTAACACCTCGAGGAAAAGCAATATCTTCCGGGTCCAGGCTATGCCACCGAGCTTCCAAATCTACCACATACTTTCTTAAAGTAGTCTCGTCCTTGGTAAGCGCAATCGCTACCGCTTCCTTCAACGCCTTTCGTACCGGGGCAGGAGTAGACGATCTAACAATCTCCATACCTAGTACTTTTAGCTTAGGAGGATCGTATGCAACACCCTCGGAGTTATAAACGTTAACAGCATAACGTTTCTTAGCAATCCAGATACCTCTATCGGCAATAATCTCTCGCTTAAACTTAATCTTACGCTGGTAAGTATTCAGATAATCCGAAATAGACTCACAAGCATCATTGATCGTCGGTTCAATTTGAGTTGCGCAGTACTTGTCGAGTACATCAACGATTGCTGACTTTTCTTTACCTGCAAGATTTTTCTCAACAAGAGCACCAAGAGTAATATAGGTAGAATCGGTATCAGCGTAAAAAGAATAATCAACATCCTTAGTACCTACTTCCTTATTTACAAATTCGTTTAGTTTCTTAGCAACCGATCTAATTAAAAACTGACCGGTCATGGTAATACCCTCGGCAATACGAATATCGTAATACCTAAAGTGAATATTACCCATTGCACCGTAAAGCGAGTTCATCAAAATCTTAGCAGCCATCTGCTTGGAGTTAAGACTAGATATCAAACCAAGATACTTTTTATCTTTAGTTTCCTCGTACTTAGCCTGAGCAGCTAACATCTCTTTCTTCGCTACCTGCCTGGAGGTAAAGTAAAACTCAATAAGTTCAGGAAATATGCCTTTCTTTTCTCGAGTAAAACTCTGCCCGTTGGCAGTCATAGACCAATTATTCTTATGCAACTCTGAAGTATTTACTTCGTGGTCGATCAACCGCTGAATCGATCTTTCATCATCTGCTAAAAACTTTTGACCATCTACCAACGTCTCCGGAGACATATTCCAGGTCATAATAATAGAAGGATACAAGGACGTAGCATCGAAGGATACAACCCAGTCATATCGAGAAGGTTTAGGTTCTTTAACATACGCACCCATAATTGTACGATCCTTATCTGAATCAACCCCAGGGGGATTATGAACAATAATATTATCTTTCAATAACTTATTATACAGAATACAATCCCAGGTTCTTACAGATGAAAAGATATCGGTATAGTTACACTTGGCATCGTAAGCCATCGTAAGAATCAAGTTAATGATCCTCATCTTATCTTCTAACCTATCTACTAACTCTACGTCTCGAATATTATAGTCTACAAACAGCTCCCAGTCCTTGGTATAAAACTCTTTAAACGTTGCATGCGGATTCTTTAACTTATTTTCTCCGAGCTCCTCAAAGGCAACAGTATCGAGTTTGTAATTCTCAACCATCTTATAAGAGAACTTCTTATACAGATCCATAAAGTCGAGAATAGAAATACCACACCATTCATAAGCCAATTGAGTACGGCCACGGGCAGTAGGTACTTCGTACTGCCTGATATAACCCCAGGGGGAACATTCATTAAGAGCCTTCTCACCCAGCACTTTAGTAATACGAGAAGATAGGTATGCAATATCGAATAACTGACTATTCCAGCCAGTTGTCACATCAGGGTAATCGGACTTATGGTGATTAATGAACTGACGTAGAAGATCGAATTCATCTTTACATTGAACGTATACTGAATTAGGTTTCTTACTTAGATAAGGACCACATCCAAACGTAGTAATTACCTTGGTATTAAAGTCCTGTACTGATATAAGGGTAACTTGTTCTTGAGCGGTCCTAGGTTCAGGAAAACCGTATTCAGTCGTAGTCTCAATATCGATAGTTACAATCTTCATTAACGATATATCGAATTCAATCGTATCAGGAAACATCTTACTGATGAACTGATAACCATAACTTCTATTACCGAATATAGGGAAGTTACTTACTTCTTTATATTGATCTACAAAGGCTCGAGCCTCTTTGATCGTACTGAACTTAATCTTTTCAAGGTTTTCACCCACCAGCGATTTATATTCTGATGGCTTACCAGAACGAACGTACAGGGTAGGTTGAAAGGGAATCTTTTGATTTACACGTTTTCCGTCTTTAAAGCCACGGAAATGCACGTAATCACCGCGCGTATAGATATTGGTATAGAAGAGCATTTGTCTATTATATATTACCACGCAAAACGTTGCAAGTGCGTTCGGTCATAAATATAACGTAATTTCCCACAACCCA